ATATAAGGACATGATTAACATGATAGGTAATGTTAAACACGTACCTATGATAATAGAGGACGCTATATTAAAAAGTCGTCAGATAATGAATACTGGAGGTACCTTTGACCCTTACAATCAAAACATGGGTGGACCTACCTTTACTGATGTTACTTTAGACAATCCGCAAGAAAGAGGTGATGTAGGTGACCCAAGAGATGGTTTAGAACCAAGAGTTGGTGATTCTGGTGTAACAGAGGCTGGTGTAGGGACCTCAGTGTCTAGGCAGTCAGGAATTATAGATAGAAAAGCCACTAAGGGTGGTGGCTCTCTGTCTTTAACACCATACAATATAGATACTACAATCGAAAATCCATTTGTAAATCCTAGTGTGATGATGTATGAGAACGGAGGAACTACAACAGAAGAAACTCCTAAAGTTGATAACTATGGGTATTATACAAATTATGTAAAATCAGTAGAAGCTTCCGACGCTGTAATGAAGAAAACACCTTCTATTATACCAAAACCAGGTGGAGGATTTTATAAAGCTTTTGAAAACGGAAGATATTATCCATACAAAGATGTTGGAGGTAAAGTTACTATAGGTTTTGGAAGAACTAATAGTGCTGTCAAAGGATTGGATATAGAAAATGATTATAAAAACGGTATTACTGTAAAAGAAGCGAATGATTTTCTTCGACAAGACATTAACTCTAATATGAAAAGTTTAAGTGAAGATTTCGATGGTAAATTTGGGGAGGGTGAATTTGAAAAACTGTCCGAAATAGAAAAACTTATGTTGGTAGATTTTGAATACAATTTAGGAAACGCAGTTAAAAAGTTTCCAAAGTTTATGGACGCTATTAGGACTGGAAATGTAAAAAAAGCGGCAGCAGAGTACAAAAGACATTCATATAAAAACAAAGGAAAACCAAACGAAATAAAAAGAGAGTTGGGTAGAAATAAAGTTTTTTACAATTCATATCTAGGGGACTGGATAAAACGTCATGGAGGAGAAGATAAAGGATATATACCAGGCGTTGTGTCTTTACCAATGAACCAAAACATGAACACAATGGTTTCATTACCTATGAATCAAGATATGAACACAATGGTTATGAATTTTAAAAAGGGTGGTAAATTTAAGAACGGAGGTAAAAAAAAAAATTTAGACGAACCAGTTACTAACGTAATGCTACCTGAAATAGAGTTTGTTGATTTAAAAGAAGAATCATATAACAAACTATCACAACCACAAAAAAATATATATGATGCTTTTAAAGCTTCAGATGGTCAAGCCCAATTCGTAGAAATGCCTGACGGCAGATTAGTCCATTATACAAAACTTATGAAAATGGTAGAAGATTTGGGTATGGATAAAATTATAAATGAACCACATATGTTGGCTAAACAATTTCCTAAAAAAATGGGAACCCGATTTTCACGATTCAGACCTCATTTTAATCCTTTTACAAGAAATATACATATAGCATTCCCAGAACCATCAAAATCAGGTAGCAAATTTGTAGAAAATATAAATATGCAAGAATATGTATCTGACCTTATAGCGGAGTCTGCACATTTTCCACAGTTTTATAGATTAAGGTCAATATTTGATGTACCATATAGTTTTTCTAGAGACATCAATAGATATTTTGCTGGAGAAGACATGGAACAATCTTATTCTGACCCATATCACTTTGAGTATCAAACACACACCGCTCCTGATTCGTTTGAAAACCAATTAATGGACAAATATACTTCAGAATAATAAAGTTTAAGATTATTTGTGTGAAATACAAAAAATTTTTGTAATTTTGCAACTTCTTTATTTTCCATGTTTTCATACTTGTTTTGGAGGACCCCTTATTTTTTGAGGGGTTTTTCTTTTTACAAAAAATTATTATTATCTTTGTAGTATGAACATAATAAATGAAAAGTACGGAAGGATAGTTAAGGAAGGTGAATTTTTTTATCTAGAAAAGAACTACAAACAATTAGATAAACTAATGCAAGAAGTGGATAAAATTATAGATAGAATTGAAGAAAATAACTTTATATATTTAGACAATTCTATATCAACATACAAAAATCCACACCTTGAATTAGATTTATTGTATGGTAAGAAAACTGTAAAATATTTGTATAAAAATACATTTAAATTATTACACGTAACAATATAATGTATTTATTACAAATTAATAAAAAGGGAGATATTTATAAAGACGATTCTGGAATTGTTTTAATACCAGAATTTAAAAAAGTGTTAGACACTGAAAAATTAGGACAAACAGCTATGAAGTGGATAGCTCTTGTATTTGACTACGAAAGTCCATACAGACACTACATAGAAAATGAAAGAATAAAGGTAGTATCAAAAGATTTGTACGATACTTATAGTTGGTCGGGTGCAAATAAACCTGAAATGAAATCAGCTATAAATAAGTATAAAGAACTACAGTTTGACCCATTAGACGAACAATTAATTGCGTTTAATAAAAAAATAAACGAGTTCACAAATCTTATTAATAATACCTTCTTGAATGATGAGAACGCAGAAATGTTGCAGAAGTTAATGATTGGTGTAGAAAAAATATTAAAAACTAGACAAGCATTACTTGACGCTATAGAAAGAAGAGGAGAAAGACAAAAAATTGCGGGAGACAAAGGATTGTCTTTCTTAGAAAATAGAAAAAAAATTAAAGAATTATAAAATGGCAAGAAAAACTGTTAAAGCACCAGCTGGATTTCACTGGATGAAAAAAGGTAACAATACCTACAAATTAATGAAAAACCCTGCGGGTGGATTCAAAAAACACCCTGGTGGAAGTTTGTCCGCCAGTTTTGATATACAAAAAGTACATAAATCTAAAAAGAAAAAATAATGCCAAAAGATGCTTGTTATCATAAAGTAGTAGCTCGTTATGGACCTAAAACATCTGCTTATAGAAGTGGAGCTATGGCCAAATGCCGTAAAGTAGGAGCTGCAAATTGGGGGAACAAATCCAAAAAGAAAGGAGCAAAAGGAATGAAATATAAATCTGGAGGAGTATTCTACTCACAACACGATTAATTATGAGTGACGGAAAGAAAAAGAAAAAGAAAAAGAAAAAATCATTTTCTGAAAAAGGGTATAGTCACGTAAGTGGAAAACCTTACAATTGGAAAGAACATGGACTTTTTTCAAATCTTGAAATGGGAAGTTTTGATAGCGCTATGAAAAGTTTAAAAGGAGGACTCAAAGAAGGAAAAAGAGTTTATAGAGACGTTAAAAGAGATGTAAAAAAAGGTATAAAAACTACAGTTAAAAAAAATTTTCCTCCTGGTTCAGATTTTGCAAAAGCAGTAAAGAAATGGAATAAAGGAGGTAAAGTGCATTTTAGAAATAACCCACAACACGATTAATTATGGCTGTAAGAAAAACAAAAGCTGGACTTAGATTAAAAAGATGGTTTAAGGAAGATTGGAGAACACCTAGAGGTAAGAAAGATTATTCTGGAGGTGAAAATACTTTTAGGCCAACTAAACGTATAAGCAAAGATACACCTGCTACATGGTCAGAATTATCACCATCTGAAAAAGCTAGAGCAAAAAAAGAAAAAAATAAAAAAGGTAGAGTTTCTAGATACAAAAAAACAAAAAAAGCTGCACATGGCATGAGATACAGAGGTAACGTAAAACCAAATGGAATGTGTTGTTGTCAGGGTAGAATGTTTAGATTAAAAGAACAACATGTTTAAGAAAAGTGTCAGAAAACCAATACAGTTTAAAGAACAAGATATATCTATAAAAGGTAAAGATAAAAAAAGAATTGTAACCTATTTAAAGTCACAGTTTAAAAAACATTATACTACAGGGAATTTAGAAAAGGCAAATAAGTATAATGATTATAGTTTAAAACAGTATCAATTAGATTTAAGAAATTGGTACGAAACAAAGGAGCAAAATAAATTAAGTAACAAAAATGTTTTTGGTTTTGACAAACCAAGAAAGTTAAGGTATGGGTAAAATTAAATTTAATCCACAAAGGTACAGGCCAATTCCAAACAACGGTTTTCCAGATTTAGACGAAAACTCAGTTCAATACCAGGAATGGTGGTCTGAACAACAAGATAGGTGTATAAATGGTTTTAAACCAAAAGGTATGCCAGCTATTTCAGGTAAGTATTACTTCTACCTGAATTTTTATTATATATTGGGTAATGACGGTTCCAAAGGTGGAAGAAAGTCATTAATACATCCATGGTACAGGGAAATGGATAGAGAGTATTTTAACCTTTTTGAAACTTGTAAAGAGGAAGGAAAGGGTATGATTATTATTAAAGCCAGAGATAAAGGGTTTTCTTATATGAACTCTGGTATGGTAGCTCATGAGTATACTTTCTTTCCATACAATGATATTGGTGTAGCGGCAGGTTTGCAGGCCACTGCTGACGCATTTTTTGATAAGACTAAAAAAGGGTTGAATGGTATTCATCCTAATTTCAAACACTCAGTACTAAAGGATACAGATGGTATATTACGTTCGGGCTATAAACAGAAAAACAAAGATGGTAAGTGGGAGATTGGTGGTTACCAGTCCACAGTTATATGCAGAACGATGGATAATCCAGAAGTATTTAAGGGAGAGCGTTTGTCATTAATGGTATTCGAAGAAGCTGGAGAGTTTAAACATTTGAAAAATGCATACATGTCGTCTAAGGCATGTTTTATGGATGGTAATGTACAGTTTGGTGTACCGATAATTGGAGGTACTGGAGGTGATATATCAAGAGCGTCTAAAGATTTTATGGATATGTATTATAGTCATGACGCCTATAATTTAATACCTATGTTTATACCAGCTTCAAAAGCCTACTATGGTTTCTTTGATGTAGAAACAGGTGTAGAAGATGTCATTGGAGCTGAAGAAACATTACAAGAAGAAAGAGAAAATATTAGACAATCTGGTGATAATGAAGCTTACAATCTACATATACAAAACTATCCATTAACTATACAAGAAGCTTTTTTGAATACTAAACAAAGTAGGTTTGATATATCATTGTTAAATGCACAAAGAAGTAGAATACTAAGTAGTAAAGACTATACAAGTCAAATACAAAACGGATATTTAGATTGGGTGTTTACAGATAGTGGAGAAATGAAAGTAAAATGGAAACCACACCCAGAGGGTCCATACAAAATTTTAGCTCACCCAATGACAGAATACGAGGGAATTGACATTGGTGGAGTCGATTCTTACGACCAAGATACCGCTGGAGCGTCAAATTCTTTGGGAAGTGCAATAATTTATCGTAGATTTGCAAATACAAATATACCAAGTGATTACGTGGTAGCTGAATATACTGATAGACCGCCTAAAAAAGAAGATTTTTGGGACGGTTGTTTAAAGTTAGCTGTGTATTATAATGCTAAGATGTTAGTTGAATATACAAAGATAGGTATTTTAGATTACTTTAAACGTATGAACGCGTTGAAATATTTGAAAGAAAAACCTAAGTCAGCTCACAACCCTAATTCTAGGACAAGAAACCAATATGGTGTCCATATGAATAAACAGGTTAAGAGTTTGTTGGAAGATTTGATAGATGATTACATTAGAGAAAATGTGAGAGACATATGGTTTTTAGATTTGATAGATGAGTTGGCAAATTATGGTTTACAAAATACTGACCGAGCTATGGCTTTTGGTATATGTCTAATACATAATATAGACAACTTTAGAATGAGAGTACATGAAAAAGAAGAAGTAATAGATATAGGATTGAAATATTATAAACGTGGTAGAAACGGCATACCAATAAAAATGAATTAAAATGGCATACAATACTAGTTTTCCATCTATGATGGTTTCTGAAAAAGAAAAAAATGACGAATGGTGTAATAGAGTTCTAGAGGCGGTCATAAGTTATATGACATATGGAGAAAGTCCATATGAAAGTTCTAGAACTAAAGACATTAAAAATTATAGTATTTATAATGGTCAAATAAACCAAGACGACTATACATATATAACAGAACAGTATGGATTAACCTATCCAGCTAGACTGGTTAATTATCCTATTATTACGCCAAAGATTGACTTATTGGTAGGTGAAGACCTTAAAAGACCTATAGACATGAAAGTCTCTACTGTCAATAAAGAAGCTGTAGTTAGAAAACTAGATTACAAGGTAGCTTTGAAAATGAAAAATTTATTACAGGATATACACAAAGAGTTTGAAGAGAATTATGGAGCTCCAATTACTGACGAAGGACAAGGTATGCCAGTTCCTGATGATATAGATACATTTATGAAATATAACTACCGAGAAATGGTAGAAGAAGTTGCACAGGATGGTTTGGAATATGTGTTAAATAGATACAACTTAAAAGATAAGTTTAAAGAAGGTTTTAGAGATTTACTTGTAACAGGTAAGGAGTTTTACAAAGTAGAGATACTAAATGGAGACCCACACGCGCGTAGGATAGACCCAAGAGCTATAATATACGATTCAAGTGTACATTCAGATTATATAGATGATGCAGCTTGGGTGGGTGAAGAGAGATTTTTATCTGCAAACGAAATAGCTGATGAATACAAACAATTCTTGTCAGAAGAAGACTTAAGGTTAATAGACGAAATGAGACACGCGTATGGACAAGACCTAGATGACTATAACACACAGTTTATGTGGATAGACAGTTCTAGAGGTAGAGAAAATCGTATACGTGTAGTAACATGTGAATGGAAATCACTTAGAGCTATTAAGTTTAAGGTGTCACCTAACAAATATGACCCAGACAGACCATTTAGAAAAATGGTAAAGGATACATACAGAAAAAGAAAGGGAGAAGAAATAGAAATAAAATGGGTGGATGACATTTGGGAAGCTACAAAAATTGGTGGTAAAATCTTAACAAAAGCAAAACGTAGAGATAATCAAGTAAGGTCAGTTGATGACCCAGGTAGAACACCATTATCATATGTAGGGTGTATATATGGAAACACAACTGGTACAAATACATCTATGGTAGATTTATTACACAATACACAGATGTTATATAATATAGTTATATATCAAATAGAATTAGCTATGGCTCGTTCAGGTGGTAAAGCTGTGGTATACGATACTTCACAAATACCAACCAATGTAGGTATGGACATGCAGACTGTATTGTATCATTTAAAAACAGATGGTATTATACCAATCAACTCTAAAGACGAAGGAGGACAAGTAAGTTCATTTAATCAGTTTCAACAAGTCGATTTTACATTATCACAATCTGTACAACAACTAATTAATTTAAAAATTATGTTAGAGGATATGGCTGGTCAGTTATCTGGTGTTACAAGACAAAGAGAAGGTGCTGTAGGTCAATATGAATATGTAGGTAATGTACAAAGAAGTGTAGTACAATCTTCTACTATAACAGAGTCATGGTTCTATTCACATGCAGAAGTAAAACAAAGAGTTTTAGAAAGACTAGCAAACTATATGAAGATTGCTTGGGCGGACGGAAAGAAAGCAGCTTTAATATTAGGAGATGGTGCGTATAAATTTATCAGTGTAATGCCTGATATTGCTTTACAGGATTATGGTGTATATGTTGGAGACAGTGGTAAAGATGACGCTATGAAACAAGTGGTACAACAATTAGCACAATCAGCTTTACAATCAGGTCAAATAGATTTCTTAAATATATTAAAAGTTATTAAAGCTGATACAATGACTGAAGCTGAAAAAGTTTTAGAAAAAGGTATGGACCAAATAAAAGAACAAGCTGCACAACAACAACAACAAGCAATGCAACAAATGCAAATGCAAGAACAAATGGAACAACAAAAGTTTGAAAGAGAAGCTCAATTGAAACAGATAGATAATGAAGCTAAGATAAGAGTGGCGGAAATCGGAGCTGAGTCTAGATTAGAAGTTGCTCGTATGTCGTCAGATGACAAGCGTGATATGCATGATAGTGACGTAGAGGCAGACATGAGAAAAGAAGCTGCTTCTAAGTCAGCGGAGAGTCAAGGTCCACCTAGTGAAAAACCATCAATACAAGATATTATAAGAGCAAAAGAAAAAAATGTAAATTAATTTGTATATTTGCAGATAGGGAACAAAAAATAAAATAATATGTCAGAAGAAAATTCAAAATTAGTAGAAGAGGTTGTAAATGATACGCCTGCTACAGAAGAAAACGATTTAAACAAGTTTAATCCACTAGCTTTTACACAAGACGAACCAACAGGAGAAGTTGGTCCAATAGCTACGGAAACAACAACAGAAACTACAGATGAATCTGTAGAAACAGAAGAAGAAGAAGAAGACGGATGGTCTTGGGAAAAAAAAGAAAAAGAAGAATCAGAAGTAGAAGAAGAAACTTATAACTGGGACGGTACAGAAGAGACTAATGAATCAGGAGATGAAATTAATTGGGACTTAGTTTCAAAACAACTCGGAATGGAAGGAGCTTCAAAAGATGAGATAAGAGAAAGTCTTAACGCTCTTAACAATAAACAAGAGGAACCACAAACTGAAGAAGTTTCAAACGAACAAATAAGAACATTAGAAACTTATTTGTCTTTCTCAAACAAAGATTTAGTTATAGAAGAACTAAAAGCAGATGGTCTAACAGATGACGAAATAGATGACACTGTAGACAAAATGATGAAAAATGGTATGATTGCTTTAAAAGGTAGAGAAATCAAAAGAACCATTAAAAACGCTATAAAACAACAAAGACAAGATTTAGTAAGAGAAACAAAACAAACTAAGGAAGAACAAAATAGAAGAGTTCAGGAAGCTAGAAAAGGATTGCAAAAACAATTTAAAAATATGGACAGGTTTATGGGCGGGAAAATAACGAAACAACAGAAAGAAGAAGCGTACAGATTTGCTGTTAATAGTATGTCAAAAGAATTATGGTCAGACCATGCCAATGTTGCAGATGTGGCCATGTTTATGTTATACAAAGACCAAATTAAAGACATTCTTCGTTCACAAGGTCGTAACGAGGGTAGTAAGAGTCTTATGGACAAAATACAATCGCCAAGCCTTAACACGGGAAGAAGCCGAAATACTTATCAACCGAAAAGTAAAGGTTTTGACCCAAAAGCGTTCATGAGCGAGTAGATAAAAAAAGTAAGACAAAGTCTGCTAGAGTTGAAAGTTAATTGAACAAAATAAAATAATGTTTAATTAATAAATTTAAAAAAATGGCAAAAGTTTATTCAGGTGAGTACGGAAATGGTACTACCGCAGAAAACGCCCTAAATACAGCTTTAATGCAGTATCCAGAAATTGCTAGAACTTTAATTCAGCAATATCCAAGATACTCAGCTACGTATTTATTAGAAAGAACTGGAAGGTTCGCACAAGAAAAAGTATTAGGAGACAACTCTTTTGAGTGGAAGGTAATGGGAAGATACAATAGACCATCATATTCTACAGGTTTCTTTAAAGGAGTATCTGCTGATACAGCATTTACGAATACACCAACATCAACTACAGGTATTATTTTAGATGGAGCTGATGCTAATGGTGATGTATTCGAAATTATAATTGATGGTACAGCTACAGATAGAACTGGTGACTTCTTAAACAAGTTCGATATGGTAAGATTCCAATCAGGAGCAACTGCTATCGTTGTAGAAGACCCAATTGCTAACACAACTGCTTCAGCAGCTTCTACAGATTTCGTTGTAAAATTTGAAATGGTAGACGCGTCTGCTCAACCTTTATTAGAAACAGATGTAGCTGACGAAGCTATTATTGCTTCTATCGGTTCTGCATTTCCAAATGGTTCCAACGGAGCTGATGTAGGTGAGAACTTCTACTACCCATCAACACATAAGAACTATTTAACTACAATGAGAAAGAAATGTACAGTAACAGGTAAAGACCTTACCGATATTTCTTGGATTGAAAACAATGGTTCTAGATTATGGTACTTTACAAGAGAACAAATGATGATGGACGAGTTCATGTACCAACAAGAATTACAAAGATGGTACGGAAGAAAGTCTGTAACTAATGAAGGAGGTGTAAACACTGTAGCAAGACCAGGAGCTTTGGTTTCTTCTGCTTTAGGAACTTCAGGAACTGCAGGTGCTTCTATTATTACAGGTGATGGTTTATTAGCTCAAATTGATTCTTCAAACCAAGCTTCATATTCAATGGGGTCTTTAACTGAAGATATAATCACTGAGTTTATTGCTAAATTATCACTTAACGCAACTCAATCAGAAGGTAACGAGTATGTAGTATTTACTGGTACTGAAGGTAGATTAGCGTTCCATAGAGCTATGAAAGAATTAATCGTTGCCCCAGCGGGTGCGTTTACTGGTGGTTCTATGTCAGGTGTAAGCGGAAATGTAGACTTAGGAGCTAACTTCGTTTCATACCAAGCTTTAGGAAACAAAATTACAATCGCTTACTGTCCAGTGTTCGATGACCCACACTTACACTCTACTGCTGGTGGAACTAATTCATTTGGTGACAACAGATTAAAAGAGTCTGCTAAGATGGTATTCATGGACTTCGGAAGTACTTCTGGTGTATCTAATGTTGAGTTAGTTACTAAAGGAGCTGAGGGAACTAACAGAAGTATGATTAAGAAATATGTTTCTGGAATGGTAAACCCTTATGACCAAAGTTCAATGTTGGCTGCTAACGCTGATGACAAGTTTGAAGCACACGTGCTTTCTGAAACTGGTATCGTAGTTAGAAACCCATTATCTTGTGGTATCCTTTCTGTATCGTAATTATTAACCTTTAAAAAATTTAAAAAATGAAAAATTGTTTAGTTTTAATAAAAGACGCAGATGAAAAAATTCTAATACCTGGTAATGCTGTAAGATTTATTTCCGCTACATCAGACACTAATATTGAAATATCATTTGCTGGTGACGACAACGGAATCGGAACCGCTGATATTACTGTAGATTCTGGAAAAGGTGATGAGGTCTTAAAAGAACTTGGTAGAATATTAACTGAAACAAGAGGAGTGTATACAGTTGCTGACGACATAAATAGTGTATTTATGCCAAATGTTACTGCGTGTGCTGCTGTTGCAATATCTGCGTAAGCATATAATTAATTAACGGGGGCCTGTAGAAGATTGTGCCTTAATGCAGGTCTCCTATTTATAAACTTTAAAAATTTAAAAAAAATGGCAATAAAATTTGATTTTAACAAACTAAGAACTGCAATTAGAGGTTTTTTACCTGGTTCTCAATCTGA